AAATTTTGTTAAAAAATAATAACTCCTATTTTCACCATACAACTCTTTAATTAAGTTATATACATTCCAAGAATAAATATAAACCTCAATTTCGTTATGTGGCTCGACTATTCTTGTATTGTCTCTCCAAACTTTCCAGTCCTTAGAAACAATTTTTTTCTTAGACCATTTAATATCACTCATATTAAATCCAAGTAATATTTTGCTCTACATCTTCAGCACTAAGTGTTGCAGATATAGAAAATCCCTCATCATCAATTTTAGTAATGACACCATTACCAGTAAAAGATTCATTGAAAACATATTTTTCAAGGGCATCTTCATACTCAATTCTGAAGTGATTTTGGTTCTCTCTAGATAATCCATTATCATCCAAGAACATAACGTGATCTTGAAATTCAATAGCAGTCAATGGAGTATTACCAACTTCTTTGGCAATATCCTCAACGACTATCTCCTTACTCTCTACAGTCTCAGATTTTGGATTAACGACAATAACAGTAATTTTATTTTGCATAATAATTGACCCTCCAGTCAGTTAATAATTACCTAGACTAAACCCTAAATAATTAGGGTCTAGTTTCGATAGAATTTCACTATCTCGTCAGTAGGTTTATTTGCTCTCTAACAAAAATTTAGACTTAACCAACTTCTCTTGAATTGGTTTAGGAATTTGATCAAGAATATCCATAGCCACATTGACTAAGGCTCGATATTCCTCATAGTCTCTATTCCTATATCTATGCATAACCCTATAACCAAGAACGCTTAAAGGACTTAGTTTTATAGTTTTATTCTTTTCCATAATACCTCCCAGTATTTAATAATTACCTAGACTAGATAACAAAATGCTATCTAGTTTCGCCAAAATTTCATTGGCTCGTCAGTAGGTTAAAATTGCAATGCTATTTCTATCTTTCTCCCATTGTTTAGGGCAACTGGCTCATCTAAAAATAGATCATCCCCAATCTCTCGCAATACATAAACCTTGCTAGGGTCTATCTCCATGCAAGTGGTGTTGATGTAAAGGTATTGATCTCCTTTAGATTGTTTCAAGTAAACTAAATCACTCTTAAACAGTTCATAAAATAAAGTGTTCAATCTCTCTCTCGTTGTAGGTGTATCCCACCCACACATTGAGAAACATAAGTGAACGCTATTTGAATCTATATGACTTCCCTTAGAATAATATTTCCCAGTAGATTCCCACCATGCAATTCTATTGTCATGCAGATAGATTCCCATTTCTCCATTGCTCACCCAGTCAGATACAGGGCAAACTCTGGAATTACCTATACTTTTATTTTTGTTATTAATAAACGCTTTCGCAATTTCTATAGATACTTTTCTCATTAATAAAACCTCCAAAGTTTTATGTTTCTTGAACCCCATTGTGGGATTCTCTTCAGCACGTTAATTCGTGGACATAGGAGGGAAATTAATCCCTCCTCTCTTTTAAAATATAATCAATAACATTAACTACAGTTTTAAAAGTTCTAAGAATAGGGAAACCAATTTCATAACCAATTGTTTCTCCTCTATCCTCTAACTCTTTAATTCTCCCTAAACATATATTTTTACGTTTAGTTAGACGATCATTAGACCATTTAGAAAAAGTCTCATAATAAAAATTAAATGTAGATTGTTCTACTTTCATAATTCATACCTCCAAGTATGTTTCTTGAACCCAAAGAATTTGGATTCTCTTCAGCTTGTTAATTCAAGGACACTGGAGGTTGTGTCGGTAGTTCTTACTCTTCCCTAGTTAAGACTGTTTTAGCTTTCGCCTAGTTTGGTCTTAGTTCAAGAGGAATTTTATTCCCTTAAAGAATCTCAGAGAGATTCACCCACGCCCATTTGTTTTAAGTCAAGGTCTCGTTCCAACGACTACTGGCTTTATATTTCACCAATACAAGTATTAAACCAAAATATTGCATCATTGTCTAATCATATTTATCTATATATCTGATAGCTAAATGAGATCATTACCAACAAGACAATAACCAGTTAATATTCAATCTATGAAAGACGACAAAACAAAACCAAAACTCCAAGTAATAAAAGCAGATGATCTAACCATTAAGCAGAGGTCATTTGTTAATGAGATTGTTAAAGGCAAGTTAGGAAGTTATAAAGAGGTCTATGCGAAAGTCTATGACGTTGCTCTAACCAAAGGAGGGAACATTCCTAAGTGGGTAGAAGTGGAAGCATCTAAGCTAGTAGCTAACCCTAAGATAGCACTAAGCATACAAAAGGCTTTAGAGCGTAAGGAGGTCAGTTCAGTAGCATCTAGTCTTAGGACTAGGAACTATGTCATAGAACAGTTATATAAAGAGTCCAGAGAGTCTGATAGTGATTCAGCTAGGATTAGAGCCTTAGAGTTATTAGGGAAGAGCGTAGCTATGTTTACAGACGTGACTGAGCAAAAGGAAACAAGGGATAGCATAGACATAGAGCAAGACATAGAAGAGAAGATCAGTAGGTTATTAGACCAAGCAGAGAATTAATTCCAGATAGTAGGGTAAATACCACCCTATTTTGACACCACTATAACCAGACCCCCACCCCCATGTATGTACCCGTCAATCGCAGGACATACATACATAGTGATTTGCACAAACATATAGCTATTTTCCCAATAGGTTACTAATTGCATTTTGCTAGCAGGTAGATATTAGACCCCTACCCCCTATTTTTGTAGGAAAAAGTTGGGTCCCATACCCCCCCCATATTTTTTTTTATAAATATGTTGACTTTTTTTGTGAAGACCTGCAATATTGTATGATCTGTAGATACATATACCTAGTACATACCAGACATCTAGTGCATACCTCTCGTATGTACCTACTATAGGAACTAGATAAGATTTTTAATTTGGTATATAGATTAGTAGGTATATACTAGATATATGAACTCACAAGTTTTATCAAAGATTCAGAATTTATCGCTTGAAGACAAACAGGAGTTGCTTAGTCTCTTAGAGGAATTAGATGAGGCGAAAGCTAGGGAGGCTTGTACCGACCATTATTTAAAGTTTGTTTATGAGATGTGGTCTGCTTTTATCCATGGTAAACACCATGAAGTAATGGCGGAAGCCTTTGAGAGAGTTGCCAATGGTGAACTCAAGCGTTTAATCATTAATATGCCTCCTCGTCATACTAAATCTGAATTTGCATCTTACCTATTGCCTGCATGGTTCTTAGGAAGATACCCAGACAAGAAGATTATACAGACTGCTCACACTGCTGAGTTAGCTGTAGGATTTGGGCGAAAGGTCAGAAACCTTGTCAACAGCAAAGATTTTAAAAAAATATTTCCAAACGTCAGTTTGCAGGCTGACTCTAAAGCAGCAGGGCGTTGGAACACTAACAAAGGTGGTGAATATTTCGCTATCGGTGTAGGTGGTGCTGTAACTGGTAAAGGTGCTGACCTGCTCATCATTGATGACCCTCACAGTGAACAAGAGGGTGCTAGTTCTGATATAAATGTTTTTAACCGAACCTACGAGTGGTACACATCAGGTCCTCGTCAGCGTTTACAGCCTAATGGCTCTATTGTCATGGTGATGACAAGATGGCATCAGAAAGACCTTACAGGTCAAGTCATAGATGCCAGTGTTAAAAGAGGTGGTGCAGATCAGTGGGAAGTCATAGAACTTCCTGCAATTTTACCTTCGGGAACTCCTCTATGGTCTGAGTTCTGGAAACTAGAAGAGTTAGAAGCTCTTAAAGCAGAACTACCTGCCTCTAAATGGATGGCTCAATATCAGCAAGACCCTACTGCTGAAGAAGGAGCTTTAGTAAAACGTGAATGGTGGCAAGAATGGGAATACCAAGAACCTCCTCAATGTGAATTTATTATTCAATCCTGGGATACCGCATTTTTAAAATCAGAACGAGCAGACTTCTCAGCTTGTACCACTTGGGGTGTTTTTTATAAAGAGTCTGAAGAAGATGGACAATATGCACCTAATGTTATTTTATTAGATGCACACAAAGAGAGATTAGAATTTCCAGAGTTAAAGAAACTTGCTATGGAAAAATACAATGCCTATAAACCAGATGCTTTTATCGTTGAAGCAAAAGCAGCAGGGATGCCTTTAATATTTGAATTAAGGCAGATGGGTATACCAGTTCAAGAATATACGCCTAGTAGAGGTAATGATAAAATATCAAGGGTTAATGCAGTATCTGATCTATTTGCATCAGGGATTGTATGGGCACCTCAAACCAGATGGGCGGAAGAAGTTATAGAAGAGTTTGCAGCTTTCCCAAATGCGGAACATGATGATTTAGTTGATAGCAGTACGCAAGCTCTGTTAAGATTTAGACAAGGCGGTTTTGTTCCTTT